GTATGACAGTATAACATAAATAATAATAATAATAATATATATATATAATAACTATATAAATAAGGAGTATAGAGTAGATGAATTATGGCAGATTTGGTATATGCCATAAATATGCCATAAATGACATAAATAGATTTTTGATCTGATCCTTTTCTTTTTTTAAGAGTTAGGCTATATTTCGTTAAATACAGCTAACCACTGAAAAGAAAGGTCAACACTATGTCAGATGTCAAAACTAAAAATCCAGTCGGTAGACCGAAGTTCGAGATCACCGATGAAGTTTTGCTTAACGTAGAAAATCTTATGACCAAGGGATTAACGAAAGAACAGGCGGCTGGAATGCTAGGCGTTTCAGTGTCAACTTTCATGCTTCATCAGTCAGAAAATTCGGAATTTTCGGAGGCTATAAAAAGAGGTCAGGCTCGTGGCATAGATGCCGTGACCAACGCGCTCTTTGAAAATGCCACTGTGGATCGCAATGTGCCGTCTATCATCTTCTACCTGAAGAACCGCGCAGGCTGGGTGGATAAGACAGAAACAAAAATTCATGAGGAGCGTACATTAACCCTCGACTTAACAAGGATTGGTACAGATGAACTCACAGCAATTGAACACGCTTTTATCAAATCTAACGTTGGAACAGGTGAGAGCGGAGAAGTACCGCAGATCATTGAGGGAATTTACGAAGGCTAGTTGGCCTACGATTGAACCTGGCGTTCCGTTTAAAAATAACTGGCACATCGATGCAGTCTCGGATCACTTGCAAGCTGTAGTCGAGGGCGACATCAAACGTCTGATCATTAACGTGCCACCTCGACACATGAAGTCAATTAGCGTGGCTGTTGCTCTGCCAGCTTGGACTTGGGCGCACCAACCTCACAAAAAGTTTCTCTACGCATCTTACGCAAGTTCCTTGTCGATCAGGGATAGTACGAAGTGTAGAAGGTTAATCGACAGTCCGTGGTATCAGGCGCACTTTGGCGATAAGTTTAATTTGACCGACGATCAAAACCAAAAGCAGAGATTTGAGAATGATAAGACAGGCTATCGAATCGCAACGTCAGTTGGTGGTGCGTTAACTGGTGATGGTGGCGACATCATCTGCATTGATGATCCACACAACTCTGTCGAGGCAGATAGCTCTAAAGTGCGTGAAGGTGTACTTGATTGGTGGGATCAGGCCATGCAGACACGACTAAACGATCCTCAGACTGGTGCGTTTGTAATTATTATGCAGAGGCTACACGAACAGGATCTCACAGGTCACGTCTTGGCAAATCAACTTGGTGATGAGTGGGATCACCTAATGTTGCCTGCTCGTTATGAAATAGGTGCGCCGAATCCTATGAAGTCGTCACTTGGGTTTACTGATCCAAGAACAAAGGAAGGTGAGTTGCTGTGGCCTGAAAGAATTGACGAGAAAACTTTATCAACTTTGGAAAGATCTCTTGGATCGTATGCATCTGCTGGTCAGCTACAGCAACGTCCATCGCCAAAAGGTGGTGGTATCCTGAGAGCATCGTGGTGGGTTCCTTGGGAAAAGCCAGACTTGCCAGAGATCGAATATGTTCTTCAGTCATGGGATACTGCATTCGAAGCCAAGGAAAGCTCTAGCTTTAGTGCCAGAACAACTTGGGGTGTATTTAAGCACAAAGGCGCAATGTGTGCGATTGTCTTGGAGGCTTGGTACGATAAGGTGAGCTACCCAGATTTACGAAAAATTGCACAGGAGGCTTACGAAGATTGGGAGCCAGACGCTGTATTGATCGAGAAGAAAGCGTCAGGCCAGTCTCTACTGCAAGATTTACGCATGGCTGGAATACCAGTTTTAGCTTATTCTCCTGATCGAGATAAGGAAGCGAGAGCGCACGCATCAAGCGCACTTTTAGAAGATGGAAGAATTTACTACCCTTCTGATCGAAAATGGGCTAAAGATTTAATAGACATATGCGCGGCTTTCCCTGCACACCCCAACGATGACGTTGTTGATACGTGTACACAGGCTTGGTTGCGTTTACGAAAAGGATGGTTTGTTGGACACAGTGAAGACCCTGAAGATGACGAGCCAGTAGAAAAACAAAGGATTACCCTCTATGGCTGACCCAAATATTATACCATTTGCTGAAGGCGCACCTAGTGATGAGTTAATGATCGAGGAGCTTGCAGATGGCGATGTTCTGATTGGTGACCCAGAATTAGATGCGATGGATGAGGCAGATGCCGCAGAATTTGATTCCAACTTAGCTGAACAGATGGATGAACGAGATCTCGCACGAAAAGCGCAAGAACTTGTAGGTTATTACGAAAATGATGAGGAAGCTCGGTCAGAGTGGAAGGAACGCTACAAAGAAGGATTGAAGACATTAGATCCAGATGGCGGACTTGACGAAGGCGAAGATGAACGTGGCACACGCGGACTTTCAGTTGTAGTGCATCCGTTAATCGCAGAAGCGGCAACTCAATTTAATGCGAAGGCAATTGCAGAACTTTACCCATCAGGTGGGCCAGTTAAATCTGTAATCATAGGCAACCCAGACGAAGAGCTAGAAGAACAAGGTCGCCGTGTTCGTGAGTTTATGAATTACCAAATCACTCAGGAAATGCCTGAGTATTTCCCTGACTTAGACCAGATGCTATTTCACCTTCCGTTAATCGGTCATACCTTCAAGAAGGTTTGGTGGAACGTAAACATGGATCGCCAGTGCAGTGACTTTGTTAAAGCTGAAGACTTTGTGGTCGCCCCAGAAAGTAAAGACTTATACACCTCACCACGTTACACGCATATTATTCGTATGCCAAAGAACGACTTCAATCGTTACGTGCAGAACGGATATTACCTACCGACGAAGTATGCTGGCGGAGATACGATTGATCCATCAGGTGATGTAATTGGTGAGATCGAAGGCGTTGATGAGTACGATGATAGCAACGATGATGTAATGACATTACTCGAAATGCACGTCTATGATTTGTTTGACGGATTCGATGGCGAAGAAATGGTTGATGGCGAATCAGAAGACAATGCAGTTGCATTGCCATATGTCATTACAATTGATTACGAGAATCAAAATGTTGTGAGCATTAGACGCAACTGGAAGCAAGAAGATGAGATGAGACAACGCCGTGATTGGTTTGTGTCATACAAATTCTTACCAGGTTTAGGGTTCTATGGCTTTGGCTTGTACCACATGATTGGTGGTTTGGGTAAAGCGGCAACTGGATCTTTACGTGCATTGCTAGACAGTGCCGCATTCAGCAACATGCAAGGTGGATTTAAATTACGTGGTCGCGTCCAAGGTGGCGACATGCAGATTAGCCCAGGCGAGTTTAATGACATAGACAGTACAGTTGATGACATCAACAAAGCTATTATGCCATTGCCGTTTAAAGAGCCAAGTGGATCTCTGTTTAATTTGCTAGGCTTTATGGTTGACGCTGGGCAGAGATTTGCAAGTACGGCAGATTTAAATGTCGGAGATGTAAATCCGAATGCACCTGTTGGTTCAACTGTTGCGTTGATTGAGCAAGGATCAAAGGCATTCAGTGCGATACACAAGAGATTGCATTACGCACAAGGCCAAGAATTTAAATTGTTAGCGCAGTTAAATGCTGAAAACCTACCTGACGAGTTTAGTTTCTCACAAGCTGGAGCAGATGATACTATCTATCGAACTGACTTTGATGATCGAATTGATATCATACCAGTTAGTGATCCAAACATATTCTCAACAGCACAGCGAATTGCACAGGCACAAGCTGTTCTGGAGATGTCACGATCCGCTCCACAATTCCATGATTTGTACGAGGCATACAAACGTATGTACGAAGCACTTCGGATTCCAAACATAGATCAAATATTGCAGAAGCCAGAAGAAGCTGTGCAAATGGATCCAATTGACGAGAATATGAGCGTATTGTACGGCAAAGGTATTCGAGCATTCCCAGAGCAAGATCACGATGCACACATTGCGGTTCACATGCAATTCTTGCAAGATCCGTCATTAGCAGGAAATCCTGGTGCTAAAGCTATGCAACCTGTGTTGATCGCACATATCGCAGAACACATTGCGCTTCTCTATCGTCAACGCATGGAGGCAAGCATTAATATGCCTATGCCGATGTTGCCAGACTTTAAAGATCCTAAGTTTAAGTTTGAGGCAGTAGATCCAGAGATGGATCGCTTAATTAGTCAACGTGCGGCTGAAGTTGTGAAGGCATCACCTCAGATGAAACAAATCGAGGCAATGAAAGGCATGATGGGCGGACAACAAGGTCAGCAAGGCAATCCACTGCAATATGCACAGGAACTTGCTAAACTTGAAACCGAAGCACTCAAGGCTAGAACACAAGCACAAATCCAAGCAGACCAAGCTAAAGCGAAATCTAATATCGAGATCAAGCAAGCTGAAGCGCGACAAGACATGGAGATCGAAATGGCGAAAGCACAAGCTGACATGCAAGCCAAGATCACTAAGTTGGAGGCAGATCTGCAACTAGAGCGAGAAAAAAATAATGCTAAAATTCAAATGGAGGCAATGAAAAATGTACCCCCCACAGTATAACTTGCCACCAATTAATCCTGCGGCCTTTGGCGGTTTACCGCAAGAAAGACCACAGGGTGCGCCCCCACTACCCTCCCAAGGTGGGGGTCAGCAACCACCTATAGACATGAACAAATATTTAGTTGATAAAGTAATGGAGATTAAGCGTCGAATGGCAGGCGGCGGAGATGTAGGTGCGTTAGGCGCATTTGCAAGCGCAATGCCACAAGCACAACAGCCACCTATGTCGGGGCAACCAAATCCAAACCCAGAGCAAATGAGGGCGTAGTTTTATGATCAATACGTTATTTTCAAAGAACCCAGTTTTTATGTGTTTCGGTGGCGGAGGATCAGGTGGATCTAGTGCAGGCGCGGCGAGTAGTGGTGGAGGATCAAGGGCAGATAGAAAAGGTGCGGCGGCAACTTTCTCTGCGCCAAAGCCAGTATATACACCACCACCAGTAGTTAATACATCGAGAGATAGACGAGATCGTAATCCAGTACCTGCAAATGTTAGTCCTAACCCTAGTACATATGGAACTTTGCCAGTGTTTGAAACTTCACCTCCTGTTTATATGCAACAAGACAATACAGGTGGTAATGCTAGAACATTACAGCTTCAACAAGATGATTACGATAAAAGTAGAAGATATATTGATTCACTTAACAAATCATCACAAAACCCACAAATTCGCCCAAAAGATTTAAGTATCGATCCAGTATCTATGGATGGAAACAACGGCGCACTTGGTCAAGTTAGTAGATATGGCGTTTACGCTGGCGATGGATTTGAATTTAAAGACAGTGGTCAAGGTTACCAAACCAGAACATTTACTGGCACACCAGAAACAATGAACAATCTTGGTCAAGATGTTTCAATAGCAAATGAACTTGCATATGGTAGCTTAGAAGATAGGGAAAAGTTTAGGAAAATAGGCCAGAAATCTTTTGATGAGGGTGGTGAGTTTGCCCTTTCAAAAGGATCTGCAAACGATGGAGATTTATTAGAGTTTTTAAAGACAGGTAGTTTTGGTGCAAGTGATTCATTCGTTGATCAATATGGATTAAGAAATGCTGAACCTGTAGTTGAAGGTGAGCAAGTAGGTGCATTGTCGTCAGTTGCGTCAGGAAACGCTCCTCAGTTTGCAACGACAAATGCTGATTACACTGGTCTTGAAAAAACATACAATACATGGGGCGAGGACTTAGCTAATGCCTTTTCTATTAATGATGGAGCTTCATATGTTCGTGGTCAGCTTATTGATGATGCTACAGGTCTACCATTAAATCCTGGTGATAAAGCATCATCAACTGGCAAAGTAATTCGTGGTACTTTTGATAATAAAAAAAATAACCTTGAAGGATTCGGTGGTCTTGGAGCCGCTCCAATATTAAATACTGGTAGAGAATACTTAGCAAATATACTTGTTCCTAATGATAATGCCGCTTATGTAGATGGTCAGTTAATTGATACTATAACTGGTAAATCACTAGAAGGTGGTGGCTATACTACAGATCCTGTTACTGGACAGAGAGATTACGTTTACGGCGTATCTGATGACTACAGTAATAATTTACAACGTGATACAACTGGAATGGGTGATATTGAAGCACGCGCCGCAATAGCAAATCAAGTAATGCAAAGAGATGTACCGCCAAGTGATTTAGCATACTTTGTATCATTCTTGCCAGGTATGACTGTTCCATTAATAGGTGGCTACTTAGGTGAGAAGATGTTGGAGGGTGGCATTGAAGGTCGAAGGTCAGTTATAGCTGAACAGACTGCCGCGTTACAAGCTGGAGCTACGCCACTATACAACGATAAAGGCGAGTATGTTGGGTATAATAATGCTCCATCTAGTAGTTCATACGGAGATTTTGATGCTGGTGGTAGTCCAACCACTATAAATTATGATCCAAGTAGCTATAAAGACAGAGACAGAGCCGATCAAGAATCGACATCTATTTTTGATCAAGCAAGAGAAGATCGTATGGGTAGATCAGACGATAACAATAGAAACAACCCAGTTGTGAACGATATATACAACCGATATTACAAAGGTGGATTTGGAATAGGTTTACCAGATTGGTTGCGTAGATACGCATCTGGTGTAAGTATTGATGAATTGCTAACAAAAGAAACATTGGATGATGGTACAGTAATGTATAAGACGCCAGATGGAAAATACATTGACGCAAAGTATCTACCTAATGCAATAGTAGGTGCAGACGAAGAAGCACAATAAACATATAAAAGGAGGCAGTTATGCCAAACATCGAAGAAAACCCTGACTTTCAACTGCTAAAACAATTTCTGCAAAGCATTAATCCGAATGACATGGATGAAGCATCCGCAACAGAATTAATGGATCTTGGCAAGATGATCCAAAATGGTGGCGCACTTACTGATCGCCAACGTGAAATGTTTGCAAGTGTTGTGGGTGCGATGCCTCCTATGGGTGATGCTGATAGTCGTAGCCTTATAGAAGAAGATTTACCTACAGGTGAAGCGGCAGGTATGGTTGAAGTAACATCACCAATGCCTAGAATGCGCCCAGATAATTTAGGTATGCAATCCCCAATGCCTAGAATGCGCCCAAGTAACTTAGGAGGTTAAAATGGCTGAAGTAAATATTGGAAATATGGAAGACAATGCAATTCTCTTTGAAGAGAAAATGGGCTTCCCACATGACACTGATGGCTTAGAGTTATCAGATGAGCAACTCGTTAACTTCTTATTGTTGTGCCACCAAGAGCATGTACTTGGCGATGAAGAGTATGATGATGAAGAAGAAATGATGTACGAAGATGACGAAGAAATGATGGAAATGCCACACGGCAAAGATGTCAAAGTAAAAGTTATGAAACTTGATGGTG